AAAGAGATAGAGGATATATTAGGGTTATCTCGTCCGTCAGTAAGTTTTTCTTTAAAAATGTTATTAAAACGCAATTTTATAAATCGTTCTAAGGATAATGTATATCTATACTCACCTAATCAAGAAAGAATGAAAGAAATAAGAGAAAGATTTGTATCAAAATCATCTGACATAAAATAAACATTATTTTTACATAAAAATACTTGACAATTTAATTTTTTGCTTATATATTAAAATTTATAAGCAAGGTATAAAAAAAACGCCTGAAGCTACGAACTTCAAACGTTTTTTATACTTTGCGGGGTGTAAGAATTAAATAATCACTAAATCCAATAATTCTTACTTTTAATAACCAAATTGAGAAGAAGGTATATATGCAAAATATCTCAACCCTACCTTTATGTCAAGGTAGAAATTCTTACGAAAAAAATCGTAAAAACATTAATAATTTAGCAAGTTATGGTATAATTGACGGAAGCCATCAGTTGTTAGAATCTACCATGCTAAGCTTAGAAGAAATCAGCGTTGATAAGGCTAAAGAAGCCTTAAAGAAAGGATTATTTGGTACTAAAGAAGCTGTGCAGGTATTTTTAAATCTTGAGCAATTAAGGAAAGCGGTAAAAATCTTTAATGAGCGTCAACGCAAAGAACAATTGCCAGCTAACATTACCGAAGCACCGAAGTTTTATGAGGCTAAAAGTGAACCTGTAGAATTATCACAGTCAGCTCGGGATACATTTGCTAGAATAGGCGAAAGAGCAAGAGAAGCCTTTATAGAGGAGCAAATAGAGAGAGCTATGTTTTATAACATTCCTTATAAAAGTTATGGCGAGAATTTCTATCAATTAATGATTGATATTGATAAATACGAGTATTTACTCGAGCGCGCAAAAGACTATTGTATAGATTGGGATGCTAGCGAATATGACATGCTAGCATTAGAGCAGGAAATAGAAGAAGCCGAGCATAATGCTTACATGGCCGATCAGGAATTACGCTCTTACTATTCACAATCAAGAGGGGTAGAGGTTTAATATGGCTATAAAAGATCGTTTTATTCCGAAAGAAGAGTTTATGAGGTTGTTATTTACTAAAATTGATGGTGTAGATACGCACGAATTGTCAATGTGGCTTAAGTCTCAAACTAATGATGAGTGGGTGGTAGTTCCCAAAACTTTTTGTGATTTAGCAATAAAGATTATTGAGTTTTTAAAAGATAAACATTTTATCGTAGGTGAGAAAGAAGCGTTGAAAACAATTAATTCTATAAAAAAATATTTATAAGAGGTATTAAAATGATGAACTGGATTTTAGATATATACGACCAAACAGAGCATTTATTTGCGATATCATCAATTACTATACTTATAGTTAGTTTATATCTTGTGTACATCTTACGTTTTCCAAAGGTGATGTATGATGAATGTTATGATGCTGCGACTAGGGTTATAGCAGTTGTAATATGGTACATAATTTTGTTTAGCTTATTTGTTTTATTTCCGCATGTACAGCTACGAGAAAAAAGCGAAGAGCGTAGGGCGGTTCAAGTAGAGCAACCTTTAGTAAAGTAGAACATATAAAACCAGTAAATAATAAAACTAGTAAATACTGAAACTAGTAAATAATAAAAACATTATATATAGAAATAAAGTTATCTATATGGAAAACAAGCAAAAATGGTTAATGGAGCGTAAGAATTACTTGGGTGGAAGTGATCTAGGTGCTATCGCAGGACTTAACCCTTATAGGACTGCTCTTGATGTATATTTAGATAAAACCAGTGATGACATAGCGGAAGACACTAACTCTGCAATGCACTGGGGAACTCTTTTAGAGGACGTTATTGCCAAAGAATATGCACAAGTTACTGGTTATGATGTAGAAATAGAGCCAAACACAATCTATCACCCAAAATACAAGTTTTTAGGAGCTAATATTGATCGGTGGGTTGGTGATAAAGAATATATTTTGGAATGCAAAACAGCAGGTTTTACCAAGGCTAAGGAATGGGGCGAACAAGGCACTGACCAAGTCCCCGAGTCCTATCTTGTGCAAGTAGCGTTTTATGCTGCAATCTGCAACGTTCCTAAGGTTGATATAGCCGTACTTATTGGGGGTCAAGATTTTAGAATCTATACTTACGAGCGAAACAAGGAGCTAGAAGATAAGCTAATTAATATAGCATGTAATTTCTGGAATAACCACATAGAAAAAAGGATACCGCCTAAATGTGTGAGTACTAGGGATACGTTTAACTTATTTCCGCAAAGTAATTATCAAGAGATAGTAGCAGAGGATAACATTATGGAAAAATGGGAAGAGCTTAAGGCGGCTCGTGAAGAAGAAAGCAGGATACAGACTAATATTGAAAAGTTAAAAGTTGAAATTCAAGAGTTTATGCGGGAGCATGAAGTATTAAGAGATATCAACGGCAATGTAATAGTTATATGGAAGAATACAGCTCCGAAATCTCTTGTTAACGTCAATAAACTAAAGGAAATGTTTAAGGATACCTACGAACAATGTTTAAGTAATGCCAAGCAATCAAGAATGTTTTTAATTAAATGAAAAAGTATCCATTACCGACTAAGGAAGAAGCAGAAGAACTTAGAAGATTAAGGAAAGAAGCAGGTATGGTCATACCTGAAATGGCCAAAGCTTTCTACGTTTCTCCATCAACGATTGACGACTATGAAAATGGCAAAAGAGGAGCTAATCCCGAGTTGATAGAAAAATTAAAAAAACGCTATAAATTAATCATACAATATAACGCATAGACGAGGTAACTAATGAATATAATAGAAGCCGTAAAAGAAGTGTTGAATTTGTATAGAAATTTTAACAGAAAAATAGAAGAGGAGGAGGTTGAGGAAAATGAGTAATATAGCAGTAAAAACAACATTATTAACACCGAGTAATTTAAAAGAAGCTATGGAATATGCTGCGATTATAGCAAATAGTGCTATGGTGCCGAAAACTTATCAGGGTAAAGCAGGCGATATTCTGGTTGCCGTACAGATGGGAGCAGAACTTGGGTTAAAGCCTATACAAGCTTTGCAGAATATAGCGGTTATTAACGGCAAACCTTCCGTATATGGGGATGCATTACTTGCTCTTGTACAGGCACATTCATCATTTGAAGATATCAAGGAGTGGTATGATGAGAAAACAAATACGGCTTTTTGCAGGGTTAAGCGTAAGAACCAAACTGAGCATACTGTAAGCTTTAGCACCGAAGATGCTAAAAAAGCTGGTTTATGGGGTAAAAGCGGTCCGTGGACTCAGTATCCGAAAAGAATGATGCAGATGAGAGCTAGAGGTTTTGCTCTTAGAGATAAGTTTGCAGATGCTTTAGGAGGCTTAATAACAGTTGAAGAGGCACAAGACTATCAGGTAGTAGATACGCCAGAAAAGAACGTAACACCTATTACAAAAACTGATATGCTAAGCAACAAACTAGATCACATTGTACTAGAGGAGGAAGTAGTAAATCAAGAACCGAGCGAAACACTTTTAGAATTACTAGAACTTGTTAAATTGCATAATGTACCGAGTACAATAATAGAAAAGTGGTGTAGCAAAGCAGGTGTTGAAAGTATTGCTGATTTAGGCGAGGAAAGGCAACTGGCTTGTATAAAATATATTAACGAGCAGTATAACTATTCACAAGATATGGAGGCGGCGTAAAAATTCACTTTATACTCACTTAAATTAATATATAACTGAAAATATGATACAGGAAACTCCAAAATTTACTTTTATAGATTTATTTGCGGGGATTGGAGGTTTTCATTTAGCTGGATTACAAAATGGCGGTAAGTGTGTTATGGCTTGTGAAATAGATAAATCGGCAAAACAAACTTATTTAGCAAACCACGAAGTAGAAAGCTTTGTTGAGGATATAAGACAATTAGATGTAAAGAATATACCAAATCACGATTTATTGTGTGCTGGCTTTCCGTGTCAACCTTTTTCTCAAGCTGGATTTAAAAAGGGTTTTGATGATATTAGAGGAACATTATTTTTTCACATTGCTGAAATCATCCGAGTAAAAAAGCCAAAAGCCTTTTTTTTGGAAAATGTAAGACACTTATTAAATCACGACAACGGTAATACTTTTAAAAAGATACAAGAAACAATAGAAGGTCTTGGATATTCTTTTTATTATAAAGTGGTTAAAGCTTCTGATTTTGGGTTACCTCAACATCGTCCTAGATTATTTATTGTTGGATTTAGGAATAAAAATATTAAATTTGATTTTCCTGACAAATTACCTTTAAAAATTACGATGTCAGATGTTTTGGGCAAATCCTGTAATAAAACTATAGGTTTTACTCTTAGGGTTGGTGGTAGAGGTTCAAAAATTGATGATAGACGTAATTGGGATAGGTATTTGGTTGACGGTAGGGAATATAAAATACAAACAAAAGATGGAATAAAGATGATGGGTTTTCCTGATGATTTTAAATTCCCAGTATCCAAGACTCAAGCGATGAAGCAATTGGGTAATAGTGTTGCTATTCCTGCGATTAGCAAAACAATCGAGGTTATTGCTAGATATTTATGAATAAAATTTTTGAACTTTTAGAACTGAAAGATAAAGAATTACATAATATATTTAGGAATACTGTAACTGGTATTAGTTGTCAAACACCTCATCTATTTATTGGTGAGTGTTGGATTAAGTATGAGAAACTAGCGGGAGTTAGATCGTCTGATTCTTCTAAAAATAGAAATGGAGAATTTTTAGAATTATTAATACAATATGTTCTTTGCATGCACAATATTTTACCTTTTTATAAACAAGCAAGAGTCGCATTTGTTCCAAATGTAAAGTTTGATATTTTGCTTTATACGAAAGAAATGGGTGTAATAATTTTGAGTATAAAAACGTCATTAAGAGAGAGGTATAAACAAGCTGACTTAGAAGCTATGGCTTTAAAGCAAGTTCATCGTAGAGCAAAGAGCTTTTTACTTACCCTTTCCAACGAATGTATAAATATTAACGAAAAAATAGAAAAAGGAGAGGTTGCAGGCTTGGAAAGGACTATAAATTGTCGTGATAGTAATTTTAGCTCTTTTATTGAAGAACTAAAGCGATATACATTTATTGAAGCAGGAAACGTTGAAGTAATTATCGGGAAATTAGTAACTATGATTATAGACAAGACTGCTTTTACATAAGGATTATGGAAGTAGTTATTATTGAAGTCATCGGCTACCTAGCAGGATTTTGCACTGTAATTTCACTGATACCGCAGATTGTTCAGTTGTGGCGAAAGAAATCTGCCAAGGAGATATCAACGAGTATGTATATAATATATGCGTTGGGTATGGTATTATGGTTAGCTTATAACGTATTAAAAAACACTGGAATGCCTTTAATTATAGCTAATTTAATCAGTCTTATTTTAGCTATTGTAGTTTTAGTCATGAAGTACGTCTGGAAGTAAAGATTTTACGGTTATGATGAAGAACATTAAAAAATTTTTAAGGTTATATATCCTGTACGTTATAGTACTAGGACAATCCATGCATTTTGTTCAGGCATGGAAGATATATACAACTAAATCTGCTATAGATGTTTCGCTGTTAGCATACGGTATATCTACAGTATTATTGATACATTTACTCATATACAGTTTGCTAATCAAGAATAAAGTGCTAATCCTCGCTGAAGGATTAGGTTTGTTTGGTTCTGTACTAGTCATGATTGGAATAATAATTTATGGTTAGGATTAATGAAAGAATGGCTTAAGCTATTTATATATAGTAAATATTTTGTTATAATTATGGCTATAGTAATCGGTGTTCTGTCTGCTTATTTCTGGTATCCAGATAATCCGATTGAAGAAATTGCAGAAGAGATAATTAAGGAAGAAACTGGCATCGATATAGATTTGACGCTAAAAAGTAATAAATAGTAGAATTTAAATTTTAAAAATAAGAATTATTATGACTAAAGAACTGGAAGATTAGATTTAAAAAAATTACGTAATGATTTATTAAATGATATTAAAGAATTAAAGTGTGATGCTGTAAATGATGTTAAAGAAATTGTGTTAGCCAGAATAGAAAACATACATGAAAAAATTGACAACATTATAAACAAAATTGAAAATAAATTAAAAGTTTAAAAAATAAGGAATGCAAATAAGTGAAAAAGGCTTAAATTTACTTAAAACATGGGAGCAGGGACCTAATGGAGGTTTTGCATCTACCATATACTCCTGTAGTGCTGGCAAGCGTACAATTGGTTACGGTCATGTTATTACAGCTGATGAGGACATTAAGGAGCCTATATCTGAAGCTACGGCGGAGGAGTTACTAAAAAAAGACGTTAGTGTAGCTGAAGATGCCGTAAATAGATATGTTAAGATTATTCTTTCACAGAATCGTTATGACGCTCTAGTTTGTTTTGTATTTAACGTTGGAGTAGGTAATTTTGAGAAGTCCACTTTACTATCTTTTGTGAATAATCAGCTTTTTGATAAAGTACCTGATCAGTTTTTATGTTGGAATAAGATAACGGTTAATGGTAAGAAAGAAGTAAGTGAAGGATTAACTAACCGCAGAAAAGCTGAACTAGCCTTATGGAATGGTCTATGTTAGTTGTAATTGCACTCATGCATTAAACACAAGTACATATTATACTTGTTAAACTATGTCTGTCAAAGCATTTTTTGGTTCTTTCCAAGTAAGTGTGTAAATTTCTAGAATAGGTTATATTAAGAATAATATAATTTAATAGGAATAAAACATGAGTAAGACTGATCAAGAAAAAATAAAGCAAGTGGTAGATTTGTTAATAGATAAAGATACAGATTTAACAAGTTTTTTTGCTAAAGACGGGATGTTAAAAGAGCTTACAAAAAATCTATTTGAAAGGGCTTTAAAAGCAGAAATGGACGAGCATCTTGGCTATAGCAAGTATGGTAGAGGAGAAACGGAGAACAGCAGGAATGGAGTTGGCAAAAAGAGCCTAATTACCGAAGGAGGAGTATTAGAACTAGAAGTACCCCGTGATAGAAATGCTGAATTTTCTCCGGTGCTAGTACCGAAGCGCCAGACTAGGATCGATGGGTTAGATCAGAAGATATTATCACTTTATGCAAAGGGAATGAGCGTCTCTGACATTAAGATGCAAATTCAGGAATTGTATGGAGCTGAAATAAGTGAGAGCTTAATTAGCAGAGTTACAGATAATATAATGGATGAGGTCAGAAGCTGGCAACATAGGCCTTTAGAAGCGATTTATGCTATTGTATATTTTGATGCCTTAGTGGTTAAAGTAAGACAGGAGAAGAGGATTATTAACAAGGCGGTATATGTAGCTTTAGGCATAGATTTAACTGGTAGGAAAGATATTTTAGGGTTATGGATCAGTGAGAACGAAGGAGCTAAATTTTGGCTAAATAATTTTACTGAAATGAAAAACAGAGGATTAAAAGATATCTTAATCGCCTGTAGTGATAATTTGACCGGTATGAGTGAAGCTATAGCTGCCGTATATCCGGAAACTGAACATCAGTTGTGTATCGTCCATCAAATTAGGAGCAGTTTAGCATACGTAAGCTACAAAGATAAGAAGAAAGTTGCTGCTGATTTAAAGTTAGTATATGGCTCGGTTACTGAAGATGAAGCCCTAGGCGCCTTATCTGATTTTGATCTAAAATGGGGAAAACAGTATCCCCACATAGCAAAATCCTGGCAAAATAATTGGGAAAATCTGGTAGTTTTTTTACAGTATCCTGAGGTTATCAGAAGGATAATTTATACAACCAATGCGATAGAGGGTCTAAATAGCCAATTACGCAAAGTGACAAATAATAAGCGGGTTTTTCCTAGCGATGATTCTGTTTTTAAGACTTTATACTTGACAATAGATTACATTACGCGAAAATGGAGTATGCCTATTCAAAATTGGGGAGAAGCTATGGCCCATTTTTTGATAAAATTTGAGGGTAGAATTTAAGTGCCTATTTTTGATTTTACACACTTAAAAATCCAGAGCCCATTTTTTATTAAAGAGACAACTTAACGCCAACTAGAGCTACAGTGCCTTTTACCTTTCTTGCCTTTAAATTAGTATAAAACTCAGGTTTACCTTTAAGAGTGTAAGCATGTATTTCAGCATAAGGTTTTAACCCAGGTGCAAGTATATGACTTACGGCTAGTTTTACTGAGTTTACCTTGTTCTTAAACTGCTCTGAGGCAAAATATGACAATGAAGTTGTCGTAGCCTTATTATAAGTATAGGCAATACCTGCATTATAGTATTGAGACTTACGATTGCCTTTGTGTAATTCTTTGGTAGTTAAACTATTACCAAAAGACCCATAGCAAGCATTATATTTTATATCACCGAGTTTCAATTCAGTACCGATATTATAGGCTTTAAGATTGGCAAGTTTATGCTCCGATAATGCTTCTTTAGCCTCTTTATTGGCAAACTTCTTAATTTTACCGACAGATTTGCCGTATTCACCAGTTAGAGCCAACTTTAATTCTGCTTCTTCTGTTAATTTCTGTTCAAGTACTATCCCGCTGGTTAGCGCATCTTTAACTGATCTGTCAATTTCAAACCTATCTGTAGTAGCCTCTCCTACAGCATATTTTGTTATGCCGTCTGATTTAACAGATGGTTTATCTATTCCAGTATTTGCAGAATCAGGAGTATAAGAGATACCAAACTGTAATTTAGTTGATTCGCTTAAAGCAAACTTAGGGGTATAATAGTTTATTGTTCTTGGCGGTTCACTGCTATAAGTAGCAGAATCTAAACCAGCAGTTATTGAATCACCGAGGATCGTTTCCTCTGAAGTAAGGAAAGACGGCTTTATTTTTTTTCCTTGCTGTAAATACTCGGTACTAGTTTTAATGTATGCTGATGGTATAGCCCCATCATTTATAGTCATGTTTCTTGCGACAGGAATAGGCGAACCTGCTTCAATCCGACCGAAATCGCTCTCAAGAAAGAGATGTGAGCCGTTATAATCGTTATTAACCTTTCTTTTTGTCGTAGGGGCAAGAACTATTTTAGCACCATAAATAATATCATCAGTAGTATTTGAAATATTAGCAACAACAGCACTATTACTGCTAAATGCAAATCCACGTTTATTAGGTGATATGTTCTTCTCTTCTCCTTTTAATTTACCTTGATTACTAAACCCGCTTTCAAAAGAGGCGAAGGCTTTAAGGTTAACTTTAAGATCAGATGCTACTGGTAATGGATCAGTAGCTAATACCGTACTGCTTACAAGTAAAGTCCCAAGTAATAGTGACGCTTTTTTCATAATATACCTTTTTAAATTTTAATTATCTATAAGTTGTAAAATAGCTAAAGAACACTTAAATATGTATATATTATAAACATATACATAAAAAATAGTGAACTTTTCTTTTTTAAAATATTAAAATCAAAATATGATCTTGTAATTTTGTTATAGTTTTTTTGTCGAACAAACTACTTCCCAATCATCAGCTAATATTTCGTCAACAGAAAAATATTCCACATTATCATAATTATTATAATCCTCTTCGTTCTTATTTCTTTTTAAAATACAATCTGCTATACAAAAATAGTGTATACTTTCACCTTTACGTCTTACTATTTTGT